GCCGGAAGGTGTCGATCATGTGGTCGGCGATGGCCGTACCCAGGTTTTCGATGATCGCCCTCTCTTTAGGAGACTCCGGTTCCGGGGTCATCCTTTCGAGGATATCGAATACGGTCCAGAGGTCCCACTGAGCCGGTCCAGGCGAACGCCAGCCGTGGGCGTTGCCTTCCTTGACCATTTTGTAGAACTCTTCCAGTGAGTCCGCTACCGCTGTGTGCAGGGATTCACGCTTGGCGCGCAGGGCTTCACCCTTGGCGCCCCTTTTTTTGGATTTGGTTGGCATTTTTGCTCCCTTTCAGGTTATGGGGAGGGCCAAATGACCCCCCCCGGTTAACGGCCAGCGGGTGCCAGCCGAACTTAGTCGAACATCCTCCTCAAGGCGGCGCTGAACTCGATCGCCTCCTTTTCGGAGAGGATGGCACGGTGCTCCGGACGGATGTCCAGGCACCCCGCCGCCATGTCATCAAACATCAGCTCGAACATCTCCCAGATCTCCTCGTCGGAGACCTGGCCATTGACGAACGCGTGCGCGTACGCCAAGCGGGTGGTGGCATTCGACAGGAGGTAGCCCGTCTCCGGGTCGTCCTCGAAGCTGGCCTCCACGAACTGTTCCATCGAGAGACAGAACTGGTCCATGGACTCGACGATCTGCACCACGTCGCCCGGATTGGGGTCCAGCCCGGCCTCAATGGCTTCCCGGTGGGCGGGAACCAGCTCGCAGAGGGTTTCGGCGTAGATTGAAATTTGATCGTACATGGCGTTGCTCCTTTAATAAGGTGTTAAACATAAGCGAGGCTAATTCCCCGCTCGGTTTATTGGGGAATTAGCCGTGGTGGTTAGCCTCAAAGGGCTAAGGTCGAAAAGAATTTTCTTGACAACGATAATTTCGGGGACACATAATATAGGTTATGAGGGGTCCGGAATGGTTTTACTGCTTACTTAGCTAGTCCAACAGGAGATAGGGTGAATAATATAATAAGCCAGCCTGAGGATGATTATCCTATCGAGGCTGAGAATGAGGATAGTGGACTACCCTCGCCCTCGGCCAACAGTGAGGATAAAACAACTGAGGCACTTGGTTCCATTGTGCTAGATATGGCTATAAAGCTACAAAGAAACCGAAAGACGCCCCTCTCAGAGAAAGCCAACATCCTATCGAAGTTGGTCAAAGCCCATTCGGACCTAGTCAAGAGTCGACGCACGATAAATCCTGAAAGCGTCAGGATAAATGCAGGCGTGATCTTGATCCCCGGTAAGAGCGAGGACTGGGAGAACGCGGCCAAGCGTGAACTCGACCGCGCCCAGAACCTCATCAACCCGCCTAGCCCATCTCCTTCTGAAGAGCCTTGAACATGTAGATGCGGGCCTTCCGGCTGGGGCAGTGCCCGTCCTCGAACTTGCAGTCCAGCATCTGCCTCGTGAAGGCGTGGGCGAGGGACTGATGAACACCCTGGAGAACGAGCGCCTCGTAGACGTCCTCAGCCAGATTCGCGACCTTTAGGGCGTCCTTCGACCGGCTCTTTGAGAGCCTGCCGATTCGGCGCTCGGTCTCGACCTTCTGCTGGGCTTTGTTCGCGGTAGTCATGATTTGCTCCTTTTGTTGAGTGTGAATGAGGGGCGAGTCCCCTCGCTTTGGAGGGCGCTCGCCCCGGTGGTTGTGAGAGCGTGAGAGGGCGTAGAGCGTAGCCGGTGGAGTGAGGGAGCGACTTAGGCCGGTGTGGTAAGAAGCAAAAAAAAAGGTAAAGAGGGCCCGAAGGCCCCCTTCACCCTATTCGGCCTAGTAGCCAACAACCCCCGCAGACTCCAGGATGCCCTTCAGCTCCCAGAGCAACTGCTCCTTGGCCATGTCGTAACGCTCGTCGACCCCGACGGGCTCCTCAGTCAGGAAGTCCCGGTACCAGAGCAGGGAGGCAAGGGCCGAGACCCTGGTGGCCTCGTTGAGGTTGCGCAGGCCAACCCCAGCGCAGTTACGCTGGAGCACCCAGATGTGGTACCGAGCCTTATTGTAGACGGACTCGCACTCGTAGTCGTCGTCGTGGCACTCGTGGTATTCGTACTTGGAGGTCTTACGCAGTTCGGTTGCTGTGATGACGTTCATTGTTTGCTCCTTTGCTTTGAGTGTGGTCTTCCCCCGCTTTAGCGGGGAGACCACACGGACTTGCGCTGATGCTCGTGATGTGCTATAGGGTACTAGGGCGCTTTGTGTGAGAGATGCTTCTTATTGATGTCTCCCCGCACAAATAGGGGTAAAAAATGAAGCTATTAGGACCGAATGTCTCTGGAATCGTGAGTAGTCGCAAGGCGATGAAGATGCCGATGTTCAATAATCGTGCATTTAGCGTATTGCCGCGTGTGAGGGGCAATTTGCTGGCGTCTGGTGCGTTCAGGGGGAGCAGGATATTGGCGAAGTATCATGGTTTGAAGACCGGAAAGGTTGGTAGTCGATGAAATTCCGCATAAATCCTGGAGATGAGCTGGTTTTGGAGTATCGGGGGTCGAGAGAAGTGGTGAGTTTCGTTGAGATCGAGGCGATGATTGCTTCCCGCAGGCTTGCAGGCTTGCTGGGTCGTGATGTTGTCGTGGATTCCGACGAGGCTGTGGCATCTTCGCACGATCCTGTGAGTGATCTTGATGGTGCTCCGGAGGATACTCACGGTCCTGAGGTCGAGGAAGGGCCCTTTTGAGCTCACCTGACGGCAAGGTGATCTGGACGCCTCAGCCTGGGCCCCAGACGGCGTTTTTGATGTGTCCGTACAAGGAGGTTTTGTACGGTGGTGCGGCTGGTGGCGGTAAGAGTGACGCGTTGATCGGTGATTTTTCGGCTGGGGTCGAGCAGTTTGGTGGTGCGTGGCATGGTGTGTTGGCGCGCCGGAGTTATCCTCAGTTGGCTGAGATCGAGAAGCGCTGTCTGGAGATATTTGGCCCTCATTACGGGAGTGACAGCTACCGTCGGAGCACGAAAACGTGGTGGTTTCGGACTGAGAAGGGCCTCAGTAGCCTCAAATTGGCGAGTATTGACGATGATATCAAGGTTTTAGACCATCAGGGTCAGCAGTACTCGTGGATCGGGATGGACGAGGCGACTCAGTGGCCGGATGACGGCGTTCTTGAGTATCTGCGCACGAGAACGCGTTCTCCCAAGGGTAGCCCTACGTATATCCGGCTGACTGCGAACCCTGGCGGCGTGGGGCATGACTGGGTCAAGCGGAGGTTCCGCATCGGTGAGGTCGAGCCCATGCAGGGGTTCGAGTTCAGGGACAGCAAGGGTAATGCGTTCAGGAGGGTGTTTATCCCCGCTAAGCTGAGCGATAACATTATCCTCATGAAGAACGATCCGGCGTATGAGGGCATGCTCGATGGGATTGCCGACCCCGTCTTGAGGCGCGCTCTTCGTGATGGGGACTGGGATATCGCCGCTGGGGCCGCCTTTTCGGACTTCAACAAGGATGTCCATGTCCAGGAGTTTGAGGTTCCGCCTGGGGTCAGGCTCTGGAGGTCCTGCGACTGGGGCTACGACCGGCCTTACGGGTGCATCTGGTTCTTTGAGAACTTCGATGGGGTCGTTCATATCCCGAACGAGCTCTACGGAATGGGCGCAAAGCCCAATGTTGGGGTCAGGCACGCCCCCGATCTGGTGGCTGATAAGATCGCTGAGATCGAACTGCGCAACCAGTGGGAGGTCTACGAGGCGTATCTCGACCCCCAGTGCTGGGCCCAGGAGGGCGGCGAGACGATTTTTCAGATGCTGGGCGGCCACAAGATGCGCTGGCGCCCCTGGCCGAAGGGGCCCGGGAGCAGGTACATCCAGAAACAGTTGGTACATAAGTACTTGCAGATCACCAACGGTGAGCCCCGAATCAAGATACACCCCCGATGCAAGCACCTGATCCGCACCATGATCTCACTGCCACTGGACCGCAGGAACCCAGAGGACGTTGATACCCACGCCGAGGACCATCTTTACGATGCACTCAGGGGCGGCCTGTCCGGGCACCGTCCTCAGCCCAGGCGCAACGCTAATCGGAATATCCTCATGGATTACGACGACGACGCGAGGATGGGCGAGCCCAGGATGAGCTATGGCTCATGGTAGGCGGCAACTGCGGCGGGACTTGGCGTGTGGAGAAGGACAAAAAGACCGGCGGCTACAGGGTTTGCACCATGCATTCCAGCAAAGACCGGGCTCACCGCTGGAAGCTCTCTCACGCTAATGAGGTCGCCGATTACAAAAACATGGGCTGGAAGCCCCCTCAGGAGCGAAAGCAGTGCATCCGGGACCTCCACGCGGCCAAGCTGATTAACACCGGATCGGGCAAAAGACCTTGGCAGGTAGTCACTTGCAAGCACGGGGTCGTTCTCAGGAAGTTCAAGATCAAGTTCAAGGCCGTCTGGTGGCTCCAGAAGTACCAGAAGTGGCGCGAGCTCAAGCTCTCCAGGCACAGTGAGTGGCGCGATGCCGTCCGGCTGTATCCACTTGAGAGAGAGAGCCTTGACAGATTGGTAAATGTGTGGTTGATTTCCGACCGAGAGATGGATCGTGAAGCTCGTGTGGCGGAGATAGCAAAGAGGCTCAGGGAGGGCAGACCGTGATTATTTCCTCCGCAAACGAACAGAGGGTCGTCGATTACGTCGTCTCTCGGTATCGAGAGCTCAAGGACGCAAGGAAGGTGAAAGAGGAAGTCTGGATGGAGTGCGTTCGCGCGTACTTATCGGACTTCTCTACCGTCTGGGACACCCGAGCCAAAAAAGAAGGACGATCAGCAAGATACATCCCCCTGAGCTTCGACGCAGTTGAGACCCTCCACTCTCAGATCACCGCAATCACCATGCCCGGGAACCACTGGATAGGCATGTCGGCGTCAACACCCGGCAAGCTCAAGTATGACGACGAGGCCGCCGACGAGCTTAAAGCGTTGCTATATCAACAGATAGGGCGAATGGGCTTTGCTCGCCAGTACGACATCCTCGTTAAACAGTTGGCTATCGTGGGCAACGCTCCCTACACGGTCGGCTGGCGCAAAGAACGCGTCATCGACTACCCGGCCTTTGAGGCCGGTATGGCCCAGTGGGAAATCCTCCACAAGAAATCTTGGGAGGAATACTCTGTGGCCATGGAGGAGTGGCAGAGAATCGCCAGAATTGCGGAGGCTTCGGGTCAGCAGGCACCTCCTCCCCCCAGCCTCGTTGCCCCGGAGCCTCCGCCCGCAGACGCCAAGAAGATTGCCTACAGTGGACCCTCCATTGAGGTAGGGGACATCTTTAATTTCGTGGTGGACCCGTTTCCCACCGACAATTCACACCGGTTGTGCATCAAGCGGTCGTGGATGTCAAAGGCCGCGATGTTGAGGATGGCCGAGAAGAACGCCTTTGGATACTCGGTCTATGACAACGTCGACAACGTCACGCCAAGGGAGCGCAGGACCGCGCGGGATGAGTCCCACCTCAACGAGTCCTACCTCGCATTCGGGTTACAAGTGCCTGAGGCGCAACAGGTTGATGTTCTTGAGGCGTGGGGAACAATGGAAATCCCGGGCGGGTCACTGGACGGGCGCTCTACGTTCGTCGGGTTCTGCGCATGCGTTGCAAACGAATCCACCCTCGTAAGGTTCGAGCCAACCTTCCTGTGGTCCGGCGAAACACCGGTACGCCTTGCTACCTACCGTGACGTACCTGGACAGGTCTATGGCATCGGCGCCCTCGAACCAGCTCTCGGGCTGGCCGATCTCGCCAATGTCAGGGCCAACCAGAACGTCGACGTTGTCTCTTTTGCTCTGAGTCCCGAATACAAGGCCGTCGATGACGGCATTATCGCCAAGACTCTCAAGAGCGCCCCCGCGAAAGTTCACATGGTCGGGGACATAAACAATCTTGTGCCCATTGAGAAGAACCTCACTGGGTTGCAGTTGTCCATGCAGGACTTGGTCTTACTCAAGAACGAGTTCAAGATGGTCACTAAGAGTGGCTCTCCGCTCTCAGGCGACAGCCGTGAGAGCGCCACCAAGACCAAGACCGACAGCATGGTTCTCGGCACCGACATCGGGAAGGTCGCCGAGCACATCGAAACCACCGTGCTTCGTGAGATCGTAGACCTCTTCGTGCAGTTGAACTGCCAGTACATCACGAAGCCAGAGGCCGCTCGCTCGCTCCAGAAGGGGCAGGCGAGCTTTGTATTGGTGAGTCCGGAGTCAATTCGGCGTGGATGGGTTATCTCGGTCAACGGGACCAGATACGCCACTGACAAACAGGAGAGAGCTCAGAATCTCCTGATGTTCCAGCAACTTGTCACCGGAAACCCAATGATTTTGCCCGTCGTCAACCTGCTGAACCTCATCAAGAAGGTCTACGAAGAGCTGGGCTTCAGCGATTCGGATGAGATTTTCAACGACGAGGCCAGAGCCGACCAGATTCTTTCTGAGATGATCCGGTTCGGTATGCTTGGTAGCGGCGGAGCGCAGGGACAGACACCGGAGGTATCGGATGCTTCAATGGCGGCAATCGGGGGTTAGGTATGATTTCGACTTCGAGGTGGAGTCGATTCAGGCCCTGAGATCAACTGATGGTCTCAAAGTGATCCTCGCAGAGCTTATGCGGCGCGCCACTGCTGATACCCTCGTGGACGTTTCGGAGCCCTCATGGGCTATCGTACGCGCCCACAAGGACGGCCAAGTCCATGGACTGCGCTCATTCCACTCATGGCTCGTGGGGCGGTTGTCTCATGAGCTAGAAGAAAGCCCGCCTACCGAGGCGTAAACACGGAGGCTAGAGCATGACTCAGCGTGATGAGTTCAGCCAGTTCGACGAGACACTGGGTGGACCTGACGAAGGACAAGAGGCGAACCCACCTCGGGAAGAACAGGAAGAGCAGAAGGCAGAATCAGGCGTCGACAAGCGGATTTCCGACCTCACGCGAGAGCGTAACGAGGCCGTCAAGATGCGGGACGAGGCCATTCGCAAGATGCTCGAAGGGGCGCCCACGCGCGCACCCGAACCTGATCCCGCTCCGAAGGAAAGTGACGACTTCGTGGCAGATAGCCTGCCGGAAGACACTGACCCGGAGGTCGCCGATGTCTTGAGACCAGTTCTTGCGGCCCACGAGGCCAGGATCAGGCGTGAGTTCGAAGCCCGCTACGGCCCGGCGATCACCCGGGTTGAGCGTGACCAGAACATCGAGCTCATTGAGACCAGGGTCGAGGGGTTCCGCAAGGAGCTCATGGAAGACGTTGAGGAGATGTTCAAGGCCATGTCCCCGGAGGAGCAGGCCGAATACGACAATCGTCTTGGGATCGAGGCCCTCGCCCTCAGAGCCAAGATAAATCGCATTAATAGTGGCCGGGACTTCACCGACATGGCACATTCCGCCCCGAGCGGCAACACTCCACCGGATCGGCCGCGAGGCCCCAGTGAGCAGTCCGTTTGGGATATGCCAGACGAAGAGTTTGACGCCTGGATGGCCAAGATCAGGACCACCCCACGGCGTTAACAGGAGGATACAAACATGGCGGCAACCGTTCAGACCATCGACTATTTTGCCACTGGTGATGGCAATCACGCTTCGAGCGACACTCTCCCAAGTGTAACTCGTGGCGTATACAATCGCTCGCTCCTGAAGCGAGCCCAGCCCGAGCTCGTTCACCAGCAGTTCGGGATGCAACACCCCTTGGGCATGCGCAAGGGCCAGAGCATGGTCTTCCGGCGCTACGAGAAGCTGGATCAGGCAACCATCCCCCTGAGCGAAGGCGTGACCCCCGACGGGACCTCGCTGGTCAAGCGCGACTACGTGGCTACCATCAAGCAGTATGGTAACTACGTGATCGTCTCCGACTTCGTGGACATGACCCATGTCGACCCCATCATTCAGCAGAGCGTGGAGCTCATGGGTGAGAACATGGGTGAGACCATGGACTCCGTCTACCGCGAGTACCTCGTCACTGGTACCAGCGTGGCCTACGCTGGCACCGGGAACTCGGCCGTCGGCGACATCGCCACCGGTGATGTGCTGACCTCGACGCTGTTCGACACCGTCATCAGCGCCCTCAAGGGTGCCGACGCCAAGGTGTTCCAGCCTCAGATCAGCGGTTCGACCCGTGTCAATACCTACCCGGTCGCCAAGAGTTTCTGGGCGATCATCCACACCGACCTGGAGGGCTCGTTCTACAACACGACCAACTTCCCGGTCAGCGGCATGAACAAGTTCGTGCCCGTGG